TGTAATACCTGTTCCTACAATAGAAGATTTATCAATTCTAACAATTGTTCCATCTGCTTTTCTACCTAATATATCAGTTGTTGTGTTATCTAAACTTGGTGTAACTCCTATACTAACTGTACCACTATTTGTAATTCTAAACTTACTTGTTTCACTACCAAATGTGCCTGTGCTTGTTACAAAATCAAATGATGCTCCTTGCCATCCAATAAAGAATAAATCATTATTTGAAATTAAACCATTCTTGTTTCTTAAATATGGTATAGAGTAACCAGCATTTGCATGAAATAAACTCACATAGTTATCATATAAACCTCCTGAACCACCAAGATAAAGTGCAGACACTGCACCATCACCTACATTATCAGTATTTCTTGCATAGTAACCAACTGATTGATTTGTAGATTTATTTATGTAGAATCCATTATTAGAAGCACTTGCAGGTTGTAATCTTAAACCTAAATAACCATCAGGTGTTACATTTTCTAATAATTGTGAAAATGTTACTCCTGTTGAAACAACCCAACCAGCATCTTTTCTAACATATTGTTGTCCATCAATAGGAGCCTCACCAATCTTTGTGTATATTTCTGTTTGTAAATCATCAACTATAAAATATAGATCATTAATAGAAAAGTTTTGTGAGTTTAATGTATTATTAATAGTAGATATAGTAGTATTAATTGAGTTAATATCTGATTGTAAACCAGGTATCAAACCAACATTATAGGTTAAATCATCTAATATAGATTGTAAACCACTAATTTGACTAATAGATATAGAAGAAGTTCCTGTTAATACATTATCTAATATAGATTGTATATCAGAAAAATTCTCATTAACAATTATAAAAGCATCTCTTAAAACATCCCCAGTTCCATCATTTGCTGTCGCTCCTGTGTTTATTAAGTTTATCATTTTCTTCTTTATCTTTCTTTTTTAATTCCTCATAAAGTTTATTTAACTTTACTAAGTACTTTTCATCTTCTTCTAATAATTTTCTACCACCTACCTTAGATTTCTGTTCCATGAATCATTAACATTTTTATTTTTATCTATTATCCAACCACCAGTATATCTTCTTGTATTACAATTACAATGTGAATTCCATTCAGGATATATATCTTTATTATCATTTAGAAATTTAATCATATCTTGTTTATAATCATCATAAATTGTTCTATATTGTATAACTAATAGATTAGTTTCTTTTTGTTCAATACTTACAGAATTATCAGATTGTATTTTTGATATACCATTATCAGAAACCATATAAGCGCCATCAAATAAATATAGTTCAGCAGACTTATGTATCAACATATCTTTAACAGAGTCTTCATAAAGTTCTGATAATCTACCTGTTAATACTCCATTACCACTAACATATGCAGATAATAAAGCATCATATAATTCTTTACCTAAATCTTTTTTAATAAATCTTTTTTGTGCTGTCTTTATCTTATATCTATATCTATCTTTATCAATATTACCACCTAAAATAGTATTTCTTGTTAAGTCTTCATCTGATAATAATAGAGGTGTTGATGCTGTTGCCATTATTGTATATTATTATTTTTTTCATCTATTACTTGTGTTGTAACATTACCACCATTATCAACCTTTGTAACTTCATCTAATTGATCAATAAATTTAAGTGATATATTAGGACTATTAACTGATAATAGTTTATTTAAAGCATATACAATTCTATTTCTCATAGGTTGTATAACCTCATCAAATAAATCTAATTTAGAAACTTGTTTATCTTCTGCTTGTGAAGAGAATCCTGATGGTGCAATTACACCAAATAAAGCTGGGTTAGTAACACCATGAGCTTGCATTATTTCATTTTTACATTGTTGTACAACAAATTGATATTGTTGATAAGCATCAGGTATATCAATAGTCTCTACTGTTGTAGCAGTTTCAATACCATTATTAATAGATACTAACATTTCTTCACCATCTGTTCCTGTTAATTCTGATTTATAAGTTCTAATCAACTCATCTATTTGGTCATCAGAATATTTATCACCATTATTAACATTTATAATTGTTTTAACAGAGAATGATTTTCTAATATGTTTATTAATAAAATTACTTACTTGTTCATCAGTAAAACAATATTGTAAACAAGGTAAATAAGAAGGTTCTGAAAATAAAGGTGAATCATCTAAACCTCTTAAAAAGAATATCTCTGTTGGTTTAACAGGTATATCATTTACTATTATTGGTTCACCTTTAGCAAATCCAGGAAATTGTTCTGGTTGATAAACAGATCTTTGTCTCCAATCAAAACAATACCAATAAGCAGAAACATCATCCATAATATCTTCTTCTTTATTAACTCCAATACATCTAATTGGTAGGTGATATAAATTAGAAATCTCACCTTTAAAATTATAAATAGTTTGTAATGCGGTATTAGCAGATTTAACATAGTCTAATACAAATAATTCTAAATCATCAAAACCAAATATTTTAGATATATCATATCCATTCTCATCTACCAATCCTTTACCAACAATAAATTTTACATACTTATCTATTATGGATCTATTTGTTGATGATGCTCTATAAGCGGCATCATATTTATAAAATTGACTATTTAAATGTCCATTTAAATAATAGTTTTCGAATGTACTATTTAATCTAACATAAGCATCTATTGCCTCATAATTATTCATTTTAATTGAATGTAATCTCTTCATTATACATATATTATATTATTATCCTTTCTTGTTAAAGAAAAGTCTTGTAGGTTATCTTGTGTTGTTGCAAATATTTTACCTCTCCATATAAGTTTATCATCATTAGTAACCTTAGCTTCAAATGTTTCACCATCTTTAAAAAGATAATTGAATGTAAGTATCATATAACCATCACTTTCAACTGCAGTTATTTGAATATTATTCTCTTCCTCTGTAAATTCATTAAATAGATATAAATTTACATCACTATTAAAAAATCTATATGGTATTTTTAACTCATATGATGTATAGAATTCTGTCGCATCTGCTGTTATAAGTGTAGTATCTGCTGTTATAAGTGTAGTATCTACAGTTAAATTACCAATACCACCACTTATTTTTATTACTTTTAACATATCGTATTTTTATTTACTATTAAAACTTAAAAAAGTGGTTTTGTTTATTATAAAAAAAGAGAGAACTTTTTGATTCTCTCTTTTTATAAATTTAATTTACTAATTATCTTGTAAATTATCCTGCTACTGATGCAGTTGAAGTTAATGCTTTCAATGCGTTTGATGCAGAACCTGTAAGATACCAAATTGGATCTTTTTCCATTCCTACTGCAGTTAAAGTATAACCATTTAATGAATCCATTGTTCCTTGAACTTCAGATTTACCTGAAATCTCACAACCATGATTTTTACCCATTAAAAAGAAGTCTCCTGAATTAGCTTCAACGAAGATTTGAGGTCTTCCCCAAGCTAACATTTTGATTTGAAACTCCATCTCAGCTGATAATTTAGTTAATACAAAGTTTAATGTTTGGTTAAAAAATGTAGTACCGTTATCTCTTGATGATGTTATATCTTGTGTGAATGTATTTCCTGAATTCTTTAACTCGAACTTATAAACAGTATCTAAATCACCTACACTTGTAAGTAAATGTCCTGCGTCTGTTGAAGATGTTACGAATGTATATTCATCAAAATTAGCAACATAAATTGCTTTTAATCCTGATACTGCATCTTTACAAGCTAATAGACCTTTACCTTTTGTAATATCACATGCCATATTTTCTTTTATTATTTTTTCTAATGTAATATAAGGGCCCTTATTCTAACCTTGAGTTCTTTACAGACCCTTATATTAAATTATATTTTATTATTAGTTATAAAGAACTACTTCTGATGGTCTAACGATTGCAGTACCTGCAGAGTAAACCATTTTAATAACTACATTTCCTTCTTTAATTCTCTCTGGTGAAGTAGAATCAATATAGATTTCATTGTGGTCAGATAAAAGACCAGTACCGAATACTAAATTCTTTCTTTGGTAGAAAACCATTGTATCATCTGGTAATGCATCAATAACTTCTAATGTATATCTACCCCATCTTAATTGATTTTCGTTTAATACAGTACCGTAAGTTATTTGACCGATATTTTGTGCATTTGAAAGTGCATCAGCAACGTTTGTTGAGATAGCAAATACAGCATCTGGTGCAGTTTTAATAGAAGTTGGTATTGCTACTAACATTCTTGCTAATTCTCCAGCAACGTTTGTTGATGTTACAGAAGCTGTTGCAGTTACTTTGATAGCACCTGAACTAACTTCTTGTAATTGAGGAATAAATCCTGTAAATCTACCAGTTGCAGATGATGTTGGTCCAACCCACATATCATTATCAGTTGCTACTGCTGTGTCTAAAAGGATTTCTGCAGTGATTGCAGTTGCTTCATCCAATCCTTCGAAGTTTTTGTTCCAAGAAGAGAATCCCATTTTAGCTTGATCAAATACATCTCTAAAGTCTTGTTTACACAATTCTAAAGGAATTTCAATAACCTTTGGCTCTAATGAAACTTCGTTAAAAGCTACTGTACCAATTGGGTTCCATCCACAAGCGAAGTCTTGTCTACCTGCTGTGTAGTCGATTTTTCTTAAATAAGCTATCTTATTTATATTAGGAATAACATTTACTAAACCTCTTGAGATAGTATTAGCTTCTCTAAATGCTTTACCAAAAATTTGTCCTGCTTCTTCTCCAATATAATTAGAGTTAATAGTTAAAGTTGTTGCCATTTTTTGTTATAATTTTTTTTTGTTTTATTTTTGTAGTAATGCCATTACCATTTTCTCTCTTGAAGTCAATGTTTTAGTTTCTACTTTATTGTAACCTGAAATTGATTTCATCTTAACATCAGTTGGTAATGATTTCAATTTTTCGTTCTCTATTAAGACTTCATTTTGATTTTTTGTTAGTTTTTCTAAATCTTCTTGAAGTTTAGCTAACAATAAACTCATCTGAACTGCATCATTAGATGGTGTAGTTTCTGGTGCTGATGTTTCAGCAGGTACATAAGATACAATTGAATTATATGTAAATGCAGTATCTCCTTCACCTTCTGTAACTTCTTCAACAGTAACTACTGTTCCATCAGCTAAAGTATTAACACCAACTGGTAACTCAATATAAGCACCAAGTTCTCCTGAAAGAGTTTGTTTTTCTTTTTTAGCTGTTGTTTGTTCTAAGTTAGAATCAGGTGCAGGTGTTTCTTCATCTTGTTTAACCTCATCTTTTCTAACGATTTTACCATCAGCATCAGTTTCATATTCAAAACCACCATCTTGAAATACTTTAACACCAACTGGTATCATATCCCCATTCTCATCTTCCATTGTAACTACCTCATCTAATTCAAATGCATCCGCTGTCAAATCAACACCATCAACAGTAATAGAAGCGAACTTAACATTTTCAAATAATTTGATAAATGATCTCATAAAATTTTTCTTACTCATTTTGTCTTTGTTTATTTTTTTTAATTTAAGTGAATTATCACTTATTTCTTTATTCTCTGTTTCGATAATTTTAGACATCGATACTTTATTCATACTAATAAAAGCGTCTATACTTACACCCTTTATTCTCTTAGTAACTACATATTCATCCCATAATTCTTGTGATAGTTTAATACCAACACACCAATCATCTGTTTCTACTTTCAAACCAATAGCATTACCTTTGTCATTGTTACCATCAGCAACTAACCAAGACTCTGTTACAGATAATCCTTTTAACCATTGATTATAATCATGATTCCAAGAACTATTTAATTGATATCCTTTAGCTAAAAACTCTTGAGAGAAACCTCTAATAGCATCTTTACTAAATTTCATAGCAATTAATTGATTATCTTTCTTTCTTGTAACCTTTTGTTCTGCTCTTAATACAATAGCATATACCATTCTTAATTCCTTATCATCAGCAGCAAATTTAACTTCAATTAAATCCTTTTGATTATCACTCATTGTAACAATATCAAATGTATTTGCAGGTTCTTCGTCATCACCTACTAATGAAATAGCATATATCTCACCACTATTTACATTCTCATCATATTTAACATCATATAAATCCATATCTATTAAGACTTTATTTTTTCATTTTGTTAGTTTTTCTTAAAGAAATTATAGAAAAGTACTATTCTGTATTTTATTTCTATCTAATGCTTGTTGTGTTGATACTTCACCTGCAACTACAAATGCTTGAACTGGTTGTTGTTGAGCACCAGCAATTGTTTGTGCTAATTGATTATTAGATGATTGACCAACTATATTAAATTGTGCTTGTGGTGAAGCAGGTGTAGCAACTGGTGATCCACCACCTGGAACTCCACCACCCCCACCACCTTTTGGTGTTTTAACAGATAATATCTTTTTAACATTAGCAATACCAGATGCAACCGCAACACCCGCAGCAACTGCTCCTAATGCAGGACCAACAACTGGTATTCCAGATAATGAGTTATAAGATGACACAGCACTTTGATATGTCTCAATAGTTGCTGCTGCTATTGCTGCTGCCTTACCTGCATCTGTACTTCTTCCTAATAATTCAGATGCTTGATTTAATGTGTTTGCACCAGCAGCTAACCATTGTTCACGTGCTGCAGCTTTCTTAGCTTCGATCTCTTCTTGTGCTGCGGCATTCTCTTGTTTATTAAGAGTATCTTGATCTTCTAATGCTTTTTTATCTGTAACAAATTTAGCATCTAATAATAAAGTATTTTGATGAGCTGCTTCTAAAATAGCTCTCTCTTCATCATATTGTCTTTGTAATTTATCTAAAGGAGATTCACCATCTTCTAAAAGACCTTGTTGTATAGCATCAGCCTTAGCTTTATTCTCTGCTTCTTTATCTAATCTTTTTTGTGCAATAGCATTAAGACTTGCTTGTATAGCATCACCATTAGCAATAGTATCCGCTTTTTCCTTTTCAAATTTAGTTACCCTATCTTTTTCAATTTTGTCAGCTTTTTCCTTTTCTTTAGCTACTTCATCATCTCTTTTCTTTTGTCTCTCAGTAGCTCTATCTTTATCTGCTTGTGCTATCTCAAAGTCTGCTTTATCTCTATAAGCTTTAATATCAATTAACTTTTGTTGTTCAGATAATTTCTCATCTTCATTGGTCTTTTTAATATTAGCAGCGTAATCTAAATTAGCTTGTATTTTTCTCTTTGTATATTCATCATATTTATAACCTTGTGTATCTAAAAATCTTTGTGATGATTCAGCAGACTTCTCAGCGGCTTTAACTAAACCATCAATTTCTCTTGTTGCATCAGAAGTTATACCAACAAAGTCAGTAACCTGATCAATAATACCACCTAAGAAATCACCTACTAAAGAAAGACCAGGAACTAAATTTAATACAGCTGCTTTAACTTTATCAAAGTTTTGATATAATTCAACTAAAGCTATTACAATTAAACCAATACCGGTACCAGCTAATGCTAATCTAAATACTTTTAAAGCACCTGATGAACCACCTACTGCAAATGTATATAGATTTTGAGCAGCGGTTGTTACTGCTATACGAGCAGCACTTTCTTTTTGTAAAGTATTAGCAACTGCCTGTAGACCTTGTAATACCGCCATAGAAGATTGTACCTTTAATAAACTTTTCTCTAAGGCATCATTTTCAGATCCGAATAGACCTGCAGCACCTTGTGCTAATGCAAATCCACCAGCAATACCTTCAGCAGCACCAATTAAACCATCAAGAGTTCTTGTATCAGAACCTAATACTTTAATTCTTGCATTCAAATCTCCAATACTATCTCTCAATTCACCTGCTCTGTTTGTTGCTTGAACAAATTCTTCACCAGTAAATTTACCTGATAATAAATCCTTTTGTAATTGTTTAAGTTCTGTTCTTAAATTGTTTGTTGTACCTTCGGCTTTTTTAATAGAGTTATCAACATCTTTAAATGTTTGTTCTATATTATCGAAACCTTGTTTGGTATTATCACTCAAATCAATTGATATAACCTTCTTTAAATCACTCATAATATGTTCTTAATTTTTCTTTTAATTTTTCTAAATATATTTCTAAAGGTTATTATCTCATATCTACCTTTAGCTATTTCTACTATTTTACCTTGTTTATGATAATCATAAATCTGTAATAATTTTATTGTTTCACTTATCATATCTTTAATCTCCTTCTTTCTAATTCTTGTTTTTTTATATAGAAGTTTATATACATTAAAAACTCTATTACATTTGATTCTAAAACCTTATTCATATTTAAATAATCTTCATTAGCTGCTCTAAATACTAAATTATACCATCCAAACTCTTCAGCGAACTGATTTTCTGCGGAATAGTTAATGTTTTGTCCTCTACTATCATCTGAATCGTTTTGTTCTGGGTATAAATATGTGAACCTACTAATAACTTCTTGCTTAAAAGATAAAAAAAAACCATAGCTCCTAAATAAACTTCAAGTGGTGCCTTTCTCAACTTCTCTGTTGTTCCGTTATATGGTTTAATACTATATAAACTATCCTTAAATAAACCAAAAAAGTTAAACTTTTTAACTATTGGTCTATATAATATAGATAATAGTCTATGAATATCTTTTTCATCCTTCTGATAATTATCAATATCTATCCATTCAGCAGCTGTTATAGTATCTAAATTAGGAATAAATCCATATTCAACACCATCTAACTCAAATCTTTGAATAAATTTAGCATCTGTTTTTAATATCTCTGTTAAATTATTCATAAATAAATCAACCTCTGTTATACTTAAATGACCTAAATTAAAATATCTTACTAATTCTTTTGTAATAAAACTTTCTTCTTTACCACTTAATGATATAATCATTAAATAATCCTCTATTGTTAAATCCATTAAACTTTCTATCTTCATTATGTTTGTTGTTTTTTTATATCATTGAATTCTTGGTTATTATAATATATATATAATTCACTATCTTTTTTTATATCAACAACACTTGAATAGATAAAAACATCATTTTCTTCATCTGTAATCCAATCAACATTATTTGTTATATTATCTAATGATGAATTATATAATGAACCATAACCAAAAACTATACTAAAAAATTTAGGCATTTTTTTCGGAAAATTATATAATATATTAATTATATCTTTATTTAGATAGTCATATAAATCTAAATCTATTTTTATAAATCTTGAAACTTCTATTACTTCTCCTTTTTTAATATCTTCTTTTGTAAATACTCCATAACCAGCACCTGGTATATTGGACTTTTTACAATATAACTTATTTGATAAAAATATATCCATCTTAAATTATTTGTTGTTTTTTTATATCATTGAATAGATTAAACGTAGTCTTACCTGTTACTAAATCTATTGTGTAATCACTTATATTATATCTATTCTGTCCTATTATTAAAGCATCATTTAATGATAACTCTTGAATATATCTTGGAGGTAAATAACCTTCAAACTTAAACTTTCTTTGTCTCGTATCATATATTGTTTCTAACCAATTATTCCAATAATTTGAAAATAATGATTGTGGTAATTCTTCTAAAAACCAAGGATCTATTTTACTATCAAAGTTCAATGTATCTGTTACTAAATTTATATCTTTATTATTAGATGTTCCAACTAAATATGAATATGTAAATGTTAAAACCGTATTAGCTTGAAACTTAAATTTTATTGGATAATAATCCAATATAGTATCATCAACAACTAATTGATAATCAATTAAACCATTATTAAAAAACAAAATAGGTTTACTATCATTTGGGGAAAGTGTTTGGTCATCATTTAATTTACAAGACTGCCCAATCAAAACATTAGTATAAATACTTTGTGTTGTTGATATAAGTGGTAATCTTTCAAACAACATATTTTCAAATGGTAATTCAACAGATAATGTTTCTTTATTAGCAACTAATGGTATGGTATATTGATAATCACCATAACCAATTTTTTTATTAACTGGATCATTAAATAATCTAAAGTTCTTACCATTAACATTATCTGTTAATTGGTATTTAAATTCTATTTTATTATAAACTATTGGTCTATCTACTTGTATTGTACTTTGATCAATATATTTTGTTATATCTAATATAGTACCATCCGAATAAAAATTATCTAATGTATCAATATAAAATGATGTTGTTGTAATCGGTCTTATAACTAACTTAAACATTTTCATAATACCTTGTAAGAAATCTATTACTTTCATATTTGGTAGATAATTTTCTATTTTATATAAATTATTAGTAACCAAATTATTATAACTACCATATGCAGTCCATAGATAATAAACAGCACCCTTTGTTCCAAAAAATCTAATATATCCAAATTCACAATCAAAACTTGTAAAAGATAAACTACTAAAATTCTTAAAATATATTTTATATCTACTTGTATAAGGACCTGTATTAGACATTGGTATATTAAATAAAACATCCCCTGAACTATTTGTATTAGATGAACCTATATAAAAGTCTGTATTTGTATCTACATCAAAAACTCTTATATTACATTGTTTACCTACTTGTATATCATTAGTCTTTATATCTCTTAAATTTTTAATAGTAACTCTTAAATAAGGTGGTGAGTTGGGTGGTGAAATTGGTGTACCATTTACTTTACCTGCAGTAAATATATTATTTACTATATCCACAGATGCAGTTAAACCAGTTAATGGTGAACCACCACCAGGATTAGTTATTGTAATACCTTGTGAAAAATCCAACTCTATATCAGTTGTTGTTTCTTTAGCAATTGAGTTACACCACATATATAGTTGATTAAACATAGGTGTTCCAAAAAAACCTCTTGATATAGTTATATTATATTTAGTTTCTATACCTTCTATAATTCTAATTATTCTTAATGCAGAATTAAGTTCACTATTTTTTATTGGATACGTATTTGATGATATATCAGATCCAACAGGACCACCACCATAATTCCAATCTCTATCTGTATAAGAAATTAAAGGAGTTATTATATCACCATTTAAAAATGTAATATCTTGTAAAGTTTTTACTAAATTAGTTTCATTATAATCATAATCAAATTGTGATAAAGTATTCCAAGTTTTTATACCACTTTTATTATAATCTAATTTACTTATAAAATCATCACCAAACAATTCAGTTAATTGTGATGTCTTACTATAAAATGTTATCTTATAATTATCAGGAACATGTTGTTTAACACTGACACCTTCTAATTGAAATTGACCAGACTTAAATGGTAAAGTATCTATCTCTATAAATCCATCTACTCTAATATTAGCATTAAAATTACCTGCAACATCAACATCATAATAGTGTTTAAATATTCTATTATTAGTTTGTGTAGCAGGTACAGTAAAACTATTAGTAAAGTCGGTAAATACATTACTTAACTTTTCTATATCATTTAACTTTTGTGTGATAGAGATTTTCTCATCATCAAACAAATCTACTTTATCTTCTCCTATATAAACACTTACCTTCATCTAATTATAGTATGTTTTTAATCACCTGGTGGCTCATTTTTACCTTTAAGGTATATTGTATTAACTTATCATTTAATACTGTCTTAAAATCAATCTTTTTATCTTCTTTAATAACAGGTATAATACTATCATCACCCATTATAATCCAAACCTCTTCTGATAAATTTAATTCTTCAAAAGCATCATTCATATATTCGGGTAACCAGTTAGTATTTAAAGTCCAACTTTCATAACCATTTACATTATACTCTTTACTTGTATGTCTTGTAATATCATAATTACCATTATAGTCTAATATACTTCTTTCATAATCAACTCCTTTTGATTCTACCGATTTCATAGTCTTTCTTGAAAATGGAATACTCTCTAATACACCAAACTTATTCTTATAAACAATAGTATATAAATCATATTTACAATCATCATAAATATAGAATCTTTGTGTAACATCATATGTTCTACCAGTTAACTCATCACCATTATTATCACTTTTATAAGTGAATATATAATCAATATATGTTGTTAAATAAGGTGGTCTCGCACCAGTATAACCACTAAAATATGTATCTACTTGGAAACTTTGAATATACTTCTTATTATCACCTAAAATATCAAATGATTCCCAATTAGGATTGTATGTATTACCAAACTCATCCATAACAGTAACATCTAATAAGAAGTTAGTTTGAAAGTAAATTCTTTGTGGTTGGTCTCTATGAATATATCTTTTATCACCATTAATAAATATATTAGGTGAACCTTGTTCTTCATAGTTATATAGATAACCATCTAATGCATGTAAGTAATACTTATTCAAAGATTGAGTTGCACTACCATCAAATATAGTTTCATCAACTAATACCCACTTACTCATATTTTCTGGTAAGAATTGTGAATCTAAAAATGTTTCATCATTAAATGTAGATATATTAGCTTCTAATCTTTCTCTAACTAAATTATTAATATTAATATATATGTTAGATTGACCAGTAAATAATTTATCTTTATCAATATCATATGATACTGATTGAGAAGGTCCTGTAAATATACTTCCTTCATATACTCTTATCTTATAATTAACTGAACTAAATGAAGCAGAGTTTGTGATAATTAAGTAAGGACTTCTTACTACAACTTCTTGTATTAAATCAGCTATTGTAAGTGATTCATTAGTATAAGTTATCTCAACATAATCTGGTGTATCAAATACATTATTTAAAACTATTTCATCATTATCAAATTCATATAACATTCTTACCTTATCACTATATAATGAATATATAACACCATAACCTGTATTAAATGTTGTTAGGTTATCATATGTATTTATTATATTTTGATAATTATCAATATCTGTAGTAACAACATCACCATTAAAATCCAACATACATATATTTTTTGTTATACCATTTACCTCAAATGTACCAACTACAATAATATTATTAAAATAAACCTTCATTGACCAAATATAATTTGTTGATGCACTTGTTAATTCAGTTGTATTGAATGAAGTGTCTAATGTACCATCTTTTGTAAATCTTATTATCTTTTGATCTCCTACTGAAAATACATAGATTCTATCTTGACCATCTATACAAATTAAATTCTGTCTTACACCACCCAATCCAGGTATATATGTTGAACTATTAAATGAACCATCATATGAACCATTATTATCTATTCTAAATAAAGCACCTGTTATTGTTATACCATTATATACATTATTAACATCAGGGGACATACAAATTATTTTACCATTACTTTGTTTGGCTAATCCATAAATACCACTGGTTGCTTTAGACGTAAATGTGTTATCTTTTGAACCGGTTGCAGTAAGTTTAATTAAACCTACTGATGAAGTAAGTCCATTAAATTGATTAAATACACCACCAATTATATATGAACCATTATCTTCTACACCACAAATAGTTGCATTATTAAAACCGGTTGCGGTATTGAAATTTGAATCAATAGAACCGGTTGCAGTAAGTTTAACTATATAACCAACAGACGTTGAATTATAGTTATCAAATGCACCTAACAATAAAACACCTTCTGTTAAATCATCTGGTATAAAACTTACTATAGCATTATTAACTCCACTACCTGTATTAAATGTTGTATCAAATGTACCATCATCATTAATTCTAACAATTCCTGATGTTGATGTTCCATTATAACTTGTAATATCACCACCTAAATAAACTTTATTGTTAATATCTATAGAAGAACTTACAACTGCACCAGGTCCAGATTGAACACCTCCAGTTGTGTCAAAGGTACTATCAATAGTGCCATCGGATTCTAATCTAACAACTTTACCAACACTATTAATTGTATCATATGTAGTAAAATCACCCGCTACTAATATTTTATTATTTCTAATTGACATAGTAACAGGTGTATTATCTAAACCATCACCAAAATCAATATTTAAATTAGGTTCAAGTGGTATAACAAATTGTGATGATACAGGTGCAACATCTGTTGTTGAATAACTATTAAAAGTACCACCAACAATATATTTAGTACCAACTTGTACCAATGAATAAATAACAGGAGCTCCTGTTGCAGTAAATGTTCCAGTACCAAACTCACTATCGGGTGAAATCGCACCAGTATCACTATATACCGCTATATTTGTAAATGGTTGACCAGCAGCATTTGTAAAGTTACCAACAACAACTAAGTTATCATTAGAATTTATAATCATATCAAAACCACCTAATGTTAATGAAGTTGTACCATTAGTTAAACCACTTGCAGAAACATTGAAACCAGTATCTTCAATACCTAATGATGTTAGTCTTATTATTCTTTGAACAGTAGAACTATTAGCTATTCTTGTAAACTTACCACAAACATATATTCTATCTAATGAATCTACAAGAACTTTTAATACATTAGCACCATAAGTTCCACTTGGTGAATTATCTAAGAATGCTGGTCCAGAAAATGCAGAACCATTTGCATTTATTATAATTGTATTACGACAAGGTGTTCCATTATATGAATAGAAGTCACCACCAACTATAATTCTACCAGTTGATTGAACTGCTATACTTCTTGGATAATCTTGAACGGTTGCAAACCCAGTTGTAACACCATTGAATGTTGTATCGAATATACCACCAGTTGTTAATCTAACTATTCCTTTTCTTGGTGTTGAATTAAATGTTGTAAATAAACCAGCTACAATTAACTTACCATCTGGTTGTAACTTAATGGCTGTTACTGGTCTATCAAAACCAATACCAGGCATATAAGCAGTATCAATTGTTCCATTAGCATTTAATCTAACTAATCTACCTTTACCACTAATAACATTATTACTACCAACATATATTTTATCATTAGAATCTATTTCCATACATTCAACATATACTGGAAAATCTGGTGGTGTAAAAGTAGTATCTAATGTAAAGTCTGTATTTAATCTACATATTCTTCTTGATGATAATGAAGTTCCTTGGTAAGAAGTAAAACCACCTACACAAATATATTTACCATTACTTTGAGTTTTAATTACATTAACATATGAATCAAAACCAGCTCCTATGTCAGAGTTATCAGAGACAGAAGGTGTTAAATCAGCTTCAAATGCCATTATACTACCAGCAGCTATTGAATAATCAGAAGCACCTTTAAATGTTTTATCCCAACCATCAAATCCATTAAATGACAATGGAACTCCATTATTACTAATTTGGTATCCAAATTTATCACCATCTCTTGGTGTATCAATAAAGTTTATATCTAATGTTAATTTTTTACTCATTACTTATTATCTTTTTTATTTTCTTGTTCAACGAAATTATCCCAAATCTCTTCTGCTGTTAAATTAGCTAATCCTTCTAATTTCGGATCTATATTTGGTTCTATAAAGTTTTTAGGTCTTATACCTTTTATCATTATACTTCTTGCTATCGCGAATTTCAATCCACTTCTACTTAAAAACTCACCACCACTACCTCTTGGTGCAATACCTTTCTTAACTATCCATTTATCTAATAATGAAGGTGACATCATTTTCTTAAAACTAAAAGGTGAACCCCAACTAATCTCTGTTCCATTAACACCTTTATCTTGAAACTCACCATATTCATTCATTAATATGTTTACTATATAACCATTCTCATCTAATACAATATCACTTTGAATAGAGTTTCTTAAATCACCTGAACTAACTGGTGCATCTGCTTTAATCTCTTCAACCATTGCGTCTATATAAGACTGAATACTACTTGAAATTGTAAACATTTAATTAACAATAATTTTGTGTGTTTGGTATAGATAACTTTAATTTAATATACCAACCATCTAATAAATTAAATCCTTCCATTTCTATTTTAGAAGTATCACTTACAGAGTCTAATTCAATTAAGAAATCATTATTCTGTGTTCTTAAATAACCAACTAAATCATCTATAATAGTATCAGTAATATTTAGGTTATCAATATAATCATCATTACCATCAAACTTATCTGTTGCAACAGACTTTGATATATCTCTTTGGTCTAAAACACCAATTTCAAATGAAAAATATGTCACCTTACTACTTGAATGATCTGCTGATACTGGGTTTATAACTGCGAGTGGATATATATTTTTCTTATATAAATCTTCATCACCTTTCTTAGCAACTATAGTTGTATTAACATTTTCATTATTTGATAATCTTTGGTAAAGTAAATCTACCACTAAATAAAATTTATTCATATATTTATTCTTTTTGTTTATTGTTTAGTAATAATTCTAATTTTAATTCTCTTATCTCTTCTTTTAATATATTTATTAGTTTACTCAACCTATTAACTTCATCTTTAGGTCTTATATTTAATCTTGTTATATAATCGTCTTTATATGCTCCGATGATTTCTATTATTACTTTTTATATACTTAAAACTTATTTTTAGTATATTGTTTTTAAGTATTATCCAACTCTTAACTTTGTAAATTTTGGTGTCTTCAGTCTATGACTAATAATATATCTTGCGGCATCTATTAAGTGATTATACATATCAATAGGTTTTTCACCTTTCTCAGCCCATATATAATTATTAACTTCTTTTATTAGATTAATACTATTAGGATCTATTATCATTTTATAATCTTTCATTAATAATACACCTTCTTTAACAGAACCTGCACCTTTCACACATGGTTTTATATTAACACCTGTTCTTTTAACTTCTTCAATTAATCTACCTTCTGCTGAATCTGCAATTATTAATCTATTACCAACAATATCTTTAAAGATATTTGATAATTCGGTTGTAGTTAAACCTGTTTTATATAATTCTTCTTTTAACCATATAGTCTTATTCTTATTATCTATACTAACTTTTATTAAGGTTGATGGATCTTGTGACCAACCAAAGTCAGCACCTGCTTCCCAATCACTATCTTCATTAAATTCACCTATCTCCCAGTTATCAAATATAACACCTTCTGCTTTATCTAACCAACCACCCATTATAATATGATTATACTTAGGTGTATTATTCAACTTAGTATTCTCTAACTCTTTTAAGAATGATATATCTAAGTTATCTTTATTATCTAAGTATGTTGTGTGTATATATGTAGTATCATCTTTTATTATATTAGAACCTGGTTCAACACCTTTATTCTGAAAAAATCTATTATATATCCAATGTGCCTTTGTTGATGGGTTTAATAAAAGTATAACTCTATTTTGTTTTCCTTTTTGTCTTACTGATAAGTTTATCTTATCAAATGTTTCTTCACTCATTAATTCTTCAGCCTCATCTAATATCCAAGTAGTTACACCTTGTAAAGATTTTAGGTTTGCTGACTGATCACCACTTGAAGTTCTAATACCTCTAAATAAAATGGTTGAACCAGTAGTCTTTGAAGTAATACTATCTTTTGTTATATCAAATTTATCTAAATGACCCATAAGTTCTATCTTAGAAGTAATCTCTGGTATAATAGATATATTTGCAGATTTCATAGTATATCTTGTAAATAGAATGGTATGTCCACTTTCAAATAATAATGTCAGTGCACACCAATAAGCAACAGAAAAAGATTTTGATGAACCTCTTCCTCCTGTTAATACATAGAACCTTGTAGGTGATGTGAATAATCTCTTATATTTATCATTTAATATTACTTTACTCATAAGTTATTTTAAGTCGTTTTAAGACATCATCTTTTTATATTTGATAGAATATATTACTCACTATCTTTTGTTGGTTTAAAATCAATTAAATCTTTTAATTCAATATCATTTACATTCAATGTTGTGTTCTGATTAATAGTTTGTAATGGTTTACCATAAACATAATTAAGATATAAGGTAATAGCTTTCATATCACCTTCTTTAATCTTTTTAAATAATTCTATTACAACTACGTCTCTATCAATATATTTATCTAATAGATTAATAACCATTAACTCTTCATCTTTTTTAGGTCTTCCAGTTTGGTTAGGTCTTCTACCACCCCAATTAGACTTTGGTTTTTCTTGTTCCATTTTAATTATTTGTTTTTTTCTTGCCTAAACAAGTATTTATATGAATACATTTATTCTTTCAATCATCTTCTTTATTAAACCTGTACAATCAATACATACTGATAATTCCGAATTAAATAATTCATTATATAAATTAAATAAGTTATTCATATCATTATCAATTAAACTATTGTTATTTATTCTAATCATTAATTCTTTTTCTTCTTGTGTAATATCTCTACTTGTTTTTGTCCATGGGAATAATCTATTTAATCTTGATTGTCTTTCTTCACATTTTTGACACTTATTAATTCCAAGAGTATCTGTTACTTTTGCAATTAGATCACCCATACCTGTAATACCTAAATCTTGTTCTTTCTTATTTTTCATCTTCAAAAAATCCATTTAATCTTTGTAGTAAAGTTTTACATACACCTGGACAAACACAAGACTTAACTCTACTATTAGTTACGTCATTATATATTATAAATATTCTTTCTCTTTCCTCATTAGTTATTATCAATTCATTATTCATTATATCAATCATTCTTAAAATAAATTCTACTTCTTCTTTTGTCATTTCTCTTTTTGATTGTAGCCAGTTAAACATTTTATTTAGTTTTAGTTGCCTTTCTTCACATTTTTGACACTTAGTTATGTTAAGGGTATCTGTTACCTTTGCAATTAAATCGCCTAACCCTCCTATACCTAAATCTTGTTCTGTTTCTTTTTTCTTCTTAGCCATATTTTTTTTTAATTTTTTAATTTTATAAAGTTTATATCATCTATAAGGTTTACATTATAACAAAACCAACTTGTTTGAAACCATGCTCCTTTTTTATCAGGTTTAAAGTTAAATCTTTTATTTGGTATAAGTAGTTGTATTTTATTATCACTAAACATACTACTTCTTAATTTTCCTTCTAATGTTGTAATTGGTAATAACATCATAAAAGGTTTCTTTAAATCAAATCCTCTTTGTAAAAACTTATCTTTTTTTGAATATGGTGGATTTGTTATTATCATATCATATTCATCAGGTTCATATTTTAAAAAGTCTTTATCATCATCAATATGTGATGATATAACAATGTAACCTTTACTTTCTAAAACAGATACTATTTTACTTTCTTTTATAGCAGTTGGCTCCCATATTATTTTAACATCTTTGGGTATATAATCTATAATCATTTCAACTGCTTCAATTGGTGTATATAGTTCATCAAATGCACCTCTTTTTATATAATCTTTTTTTTGTTCTAATAAACTCATATCTAATCCATTATTATATTTATTGGCACTCTATGCTCTATACTCTTTATTACCTATACCAATATAGAATACTTTATTATTATCTAATCTTCTATGTCTATAAACTACAGCCATTATTTATTATTCATTTTTAATAGAAGTGGTGTTCCATCTAATACAACCATACAACTTATAATTGGTTTTTTACCAGCAAATCCATATGCCATAGCATAACTATCTCTATCAACCCCACATCCTACTTGTGCTCCAAATACATCATTATTTATATATTGTATATATCCTTCTGAATGTCTATGACCTTGTATAACAGACTTACATTCTTGTTTTGCTTTTGCAACTGCACCACCTGCTTCTCCATGAAAATACAAAACATTATCTAATTCATATTCTATAACAAAGTTCCACCCAGGAACTGATAAAGCATCATTATATGTTTTAATCCATGTTGATGGTATTCCACCTGCTTGTGCTTTTCTCATTATCATCCTTGTATGGTTACCGATGATTACGGTTGCATTTGGGAAGGCTTTATACCATTTTGATATTCCAACTAATGCTTTCTTAAATTCATCACCAGAACTCATCCCATCAGGATCTGAAATATGAAATGATGCTGCATGATAGTCTATTTCATCTCCAATAAATATTACTTTATTACATTTATACTTTTTATATTGCTCTTTACAAAATTCTAAGTAACCTTCTTTACAAAATGGTTCATGCATGTCACCTACAACTAATACATTATTAACTTCTTTTTTGAATATGTTAATCATATTTATTTTTTATTTTTTATTTAACAAAATTATTAAAACTATAACACCTAAGAATAGAAGTAATAATAAATCTTCTTTATCTTCTTTACTCATTTATTTTTTTACTTTTTAAAATAATTTCTATAATATCATTTCTCTTATTAGATATACATTGATTTTCATATTCTATTTCTATTTTGTTTTTTATTTGTTTAATCTTTTTAAATATCGTAGTATAATGTATTTGGAATATGTTAGCTATCTTTCTAATTGAAAGATTTTTCACAAAGTATATGTAGTATAGTTTTTGTTCACTTTTATTTAATGTCATTACTATATTTGTAATACATTCTATTTTATTTTGTCTTATATTATCAATTTTTATTGTTTCTTCTAATGAGAAATCATCATCTATTTCTGATAAGTATAATTGGTTTTCTATATCAAAACTTATATTAATATTTTTGTTTTCTTTTTTAATACTATCTATACAGAAAAATCTAAAACTAATAAATAAATACTCATCCCATTTCTTCTTTTGTTTAATTTTATTAAATCTATTAAATACTAAGTTATATCTTTCTAATATAAAATTATGTATTATATCTTGATATTCATCATATTTTATACTTAATTTAAATCTATTATATAAACACCAATCGTTTAATTTATTATAATCTTTTTCTGTTATCATTAAAAGTCATACTTATTTTTATAGGTTGTAATAAAGTTTCTTATATTAGCAGCAGATTCATACATTTCTTCTTCTAAACATCTTTCTAACATATAATCTAAGAATTCTTCATAATATTCTTGTATAGTAAATACTTTATCACTTACATCACCTATCATTTCTAATTCTATATCGAATTTTAGTATTAAAACATTAATAGAGTTTTCTTTAATTACTTTATCTGTTACTAATTCTGTTAATAGGTCACTAATATATCTCATATTGTTCCATACTGCATGATCTAATGAACTTGTTGTTTGTATAAAGTCTGGTATAAATGATGATTTGTTAATCATTTCTCTTTTAAATTGTGAAATAGTCATTGTTATTATTATTTTTTCTAATTTTATATTCCTAATTGTGATAGTTTTTCATCTCTTTCTTGTGAATTTATAATTCCTTTTATACGTTGAAATTCTTTAGTATCGGTTTTAATTTCTATACCTCTAACATAAATTATATTTTCCTTTGGTATCATTAAATCAATAGAGTTATAATTTACCAAAATCAATTCTCTATTAATAACTGGAGTTGAGCCAACAACATAAACATATGTTTTATTAGTGTCTTTTATATCACCATAAATTTCAATCATCATTTCTTTTTTTATTCTTTCTTAGTCTAAGTTGTTCTGCTTAGTCAGATTTATATTCCAAATTGTGATAATTTTTCTAATAATTCAAATTCTTGTATTGATTCCATATTATCACCTAACATTAATTTAAATTCATTCACTACATTTTTATTGTTTTATGTTCCAAGTTTATTCTGCTTGGTCAGATTGTGTTGGTGTAACATCAGATGCTACTTCTACATATTCTTTAATACTCACTTCTTCTAATTGTTTTTCAAGTTCTTTAATTCTATCACTCATTGCTGTTTCTCTTGCCATTACCACTGATAAAAAACTATCGGGTCTTGTCACTGGGTTATTCATTGTAGCAAAATTTTTACAACAAAAGTCATCGTGTAATGTAAATGGAAATTCTTTAATATAATATCTTCGTTCCCCTTCATTTATAATTTGTCCTTTTTTTAGGAACTCTAATATCTCATCGATTCCTAATAGTTTTCTTAATACTTTCATTTCATTTTTTATTCTTTATTGGTCTACTTTGTTTTCACAAAGAGTTATACTAAGTTGTTCTGCTTAGTCAGATTATTTTTTCTTCTTCTTTTTTATTAACGTAACATAGTCTATGAAGAAGCTGTTTCTTATTTCTAATATTGTCCATCCCTTGTAGATATAAAATTGTGCTTCATTACTTGCTACAATTTTTGATTTATATCCACTTGGTATTCTTGCAAATAATTCCATTTGTTTCTTTTTTATTATTTCTTAGTCTAAGTTGTTCTGCTTAGTCAGATTATTTTTTTAATTCACCACCATAAGATTTAACTTGTTCATAGTAATACTCAATTCCTTTTATTATTTCTTCTAAATATGGGTGGTTATTATCATACATATCTTCTATCCACTCTTCATTACTCATATATTCAGCATCAAATATTAAATATGTATTACCTTTAAATGCTATTCTTCTTTCTGGATAATATGTACCAATTGGGTTATTATAGTTATTTGTAATAGATTCTATATTTCCCATCAATAAATTAATTATTTCTTCTTTATTCATTTTATTAATTTAGTTTTATTCTGCTTAGTCAGATTACTTTCTATCTAATTCTATTATTTTTCTAAACAATGAATCACTTGGATATTGTTTTTGATCAAATAGTGATGTAAAATATTCATCATTTTTATATAAAGTTAGACAATAACCATTTATAATATCACAATTTTCATCCTTAAATTCAATACTATTTTCAATAGTCCAATTATTTTTATAAGGATTAATATCTTTTTTAAATGGTTTTGATAAAGATTCACAATCCCATTGTTTTTTAACTTCTAATATTTCATTTTTCATTTATTTTTATTCTTTCTTAGTCTAAGTTGTTCTGCTTAGTCAGATTTATATTCCCAGTTCAGATAATTTTATATCTCTTTCAAGTTGTTGTAGTTCTGCCAATCTTCTTCTTATACAAACTACTTCATATCTATCTAAATCATTTGTGATAGTGGCAATGTTCAGCAAATTTTTAGCGTCTTCTTCACCTACTTTTGAAAAATATTCATCACACCATTCTTCAAATGATAGAAGTTCTTTACTTACTTTTTCAGGTTTTTTAAAAATTATTGGAAACATTTCGTGTAGTTTTTTCATTTTATTCATTTATTTTTTCAAGAAGTTTATTATACATAAATACTAATTGTTCTTCTACTTTCATATCATCTAATTCTGTTGATATATATCCGAATGTTTCATCAAAGTATAGTAACATTCTAAAACTATCTACGTAATCTATATATCCCTTTCTTCTTTTAAGCTCTTCTAAGAAACTTAAACATTCTTTTGATAGTTGATATTGTTTTTTTAATTTTTGTTCTAATTTATCGTTTAAATTAGGTTTATTATAACTACCCTTTAATGTTTTTACTCCTTGACATATCTTACATTTTTTTAACCAAAAGTGATAAGGTAAAACATCAACTGTCTTACTTTTATTTTTAGTCTTTGAGAAATAATTCTCTTCTCTATTTTCTCCACAGTTTAAACATCTTAACATAAATTATATATAATAAAGTTATACTTATGGTTTCATAAATAAAAAAACCAGTTATTCAAATAACTGGTTTAATTTTTGGTCTCTTTGATTTAATCTACAATATCTATTAAAGACTTGTTCTAAATAATACATATCAACTCCGAATATATCTTCTGTGTGTATTAGTTTCTTTTTAAAATATATGTTTAATCTCATATAAGCTGTGTCATATCTAAACATATATACACTCTGATAACTCCAACCTAATTCTTTATACATTTAATTCTTTTAATTTTTCGTGATAATATATCATTTCATATTCTCTATCTAAATTGGTAATCTTTTCACCATACTTTTCAGTATATAATGTTAATAATCTACAACAATCTATTTCTGTAGCATATCCATTATTACTATCTATTCTTTTTAATAATAAATGTATATCTCTTTTTAATTCTTGTCTTTCTTCTTGTGTATATCCGAAGAATTTTATTACTTTATTATTTAAATCTAATTCTTTTACTTTTTTATTATATTTATTCTTACCTTCACTTAAACACTTTTTACATTTTCCTATGTTGAAATATATAGTGTTATTCTTTTCTGTATATCTAAAGTCATATTCTGTTTTAGATAATTTACAATTTTGACATTCTATTTTCATTACTTTATTTTTTATTTTTAGTCACATATCCAAATGTTTAATTGGTTTGTTGGTAATTCTGTTGTTAATATAAATTTCTCTACTTTAATAATATCTACAACTCCTGTTGTTAAATTAGTTCTTCTAAATATTCTTTTATATTGAACTATATCACATTGACAATCTACTTGAAATCCATTATATTCTATATAAAATGGTATCTCTTCTGTAAATGTGCAATTTATTATAACATCTGGTATAGGTTGTTCAACTATTGGTGTTGTTTGTGGTTGGTCTTCTGTAATAGGATCTGTTGAACAACTAACTAATAATAATCCTAATGTTAATCCTAATAATATTCTTTTTACTGTTTTCATTTTGTTTATTTGTTTTTTTGTGTTAATTCTAAATACTCGTTTAATAATGCGTTAATCTTGTCTCTTGTAACTCTAACCTTTTCTTTGTCTTCAAAGTGGTTTAAAATATCATAGTTTAATTCTATAATAGTTTCTTTAATTTGTTCTTTTGTTTTCATTTTTTATTTTTATTTTTATTTTTTTTTTATTAAGTTATAAAGATAGTATTTTATTTTTAATAAATAACTTTTAGTATAACTTATTTTTTGTTTATAATAGTAAAACTCTGTTAGTATTTACACTTATAGTATATATTAAGTTAAAAATACGGAAAAGTTGATTTTCTAAACTTTTTTTAATTATTTTTAATTATTTTTTTATTTCCCAGGTAAAACCAAGACAATCTACTTCTGTTTCAACTAAATTTAATTCTGTCATCATATCATCTATTCCTTTTACTACTGCTTGTAAACTTTCTATTCTACTTATTAAACTCATCTTTAATTCTACTAAATCTTTTTTCTTATTGCTTATATAATAACCTTTACTATTTGCTATAATAGGTGCTATTGCGTTTGTTCTGCAATAGTTAGTTAGTTTTCTTAATCTTGTTGATGTGAATGAACTCTTCATTCCTATTCTATCTTTGTTGTTATTAAACCATTTAACTATTTTATCACTAACTAATGGTTGTTCTTCTGTACCTCTCTTTAAAGCTTTTAATAAGACCGGTAAAACAATGTCTTTTTCTTCGGTTGTTAATTTTTCAGTGTGGATCATTATATTTTGTTATTTTTTATAATATATATATT